TCTTTAGCTACTGCGATGGATCCAGACTTCGAGACAGGAAACATGAGATATAAAGCAAGAGAAAGATATTCTTTTGGTTTCTCTGATCCTCGTGCCGTGTTTGGTTCACCAGGAGCGTAAGCTTAATAAATATTTTCTCAGAGAAGGGCAGTTACATACTGCCCTTTTTTGTGTATAATAGACTAAACCTTGACAGTCGGATAAACTGACTGACATTTGCCAAGACAAGGAGATTGATATGGCTAATACAACTTTCTCGGGTCCAGTCCGATCAGAAGGTGGATTTACTACAATAAGTAAAGACGCTACAACTGGAGCAATTACTACACAATCAAGCATTAACTCAAGTGGTGTATCATCATTTGATGCGAACACACTTTCTGTAGAAGCAGGAACAGGTATTACAACTGGTTCTGGAACTATATATAGAACTGCTGTTCAAAGAGTTGGTGGTATAATCACAACAAGAATTCTAATTGACTTAACTGGTTTAAGATCAACTGGTGGTTCTGACATCATCGGTGTTAATGGAACTGCATTGGTTTGTCACATTGGTCAGATAACTGCTGCACAAAACGGAACTATCTTAACTGGTAGCATGGAATGTTTTGAAGCACCAGCTGGTGGCGATCCAGACATTAACGTACACTCTGCAACAGAAGGTACTGGTGTTGAAGACGGAGCTATCGGTGATTTAACAGAGACATTGTTAGTCAACGCAGGTGATGCAACATTAGGAAGCAAGGTTTTCTTTGCAGCTGTTCCAGCCGCAGATCAATTCTTATACTTAACAACTGGTGCTGCAACAGATGCAGATTACACAGCAGGTAAGTTATTCATTGAATTGATGGGCTACGAAGCTTAATATTTGGGGGTTTTATACCCCCATCTTTTAGAAGGAGATTAATATGAGTATGTCGGGTGGTAAATCAGACGTAAAAGTTGCCTTTATAACTGACGAGATAGCTGCAGATCCAGATGGTATTTCTGCATCAGCACAAGTAGCCAATAATGCCGCTTTAGTAATAGGTGGTGCTTTACACTCTGGTAATGCTATAGCTTTAGCAGGAGCAGCAAGAAAAATAGAAATTACTTCAGGAGGAGATGATTCAGGTATATCTTTTACTATTGTAGGAACTGGTATTAATGGAGATGCTATAACAGAGTCTCTTACAGGTGGTAATTCAGCAACTGCTACAAGTACAAATTTCTTTAGAACAATTGCGAGTATTACTGCCGTTGGTGATCCAGCGGGAACCGTTGTAGCAGGAACCACAACTTCTGCCGCAGAAGTAGTTAATGTAGAAAGAACCAGATTAAAAGGTTATTCTATAGTTTCTGGTGGAACTGCTGGCGTTGTTGAGTTCTTTGATGGTGATCCTAATAATAGTGGATCTGCTTTATTTAAAGCTAGAACACTTGGTACAGATAATACTACAATAGATAATACAATACCACAAAATGGCGTTGTATTTGGCAGTGGTTTATATATCGTGTGGACTAATACTACAGTAGACATGATGAGTTACTTTCACGCATAGGCTTTTAATATGGCTGAGAAAAAGAAAAAAGGTACTATGAAGGGACACACCATAGGTGGTGGGCAAAAGCGTCCCACCAAATCTGGTGCTGGAATGACTAAAAAGGGTGTTGAAAAATATCGTAGAGACAACCCTGGAAGTAAACTAAAAACGGCTGTTACTGGTAAAGTAAAAAAAGGTAGCACCGCTGCAAAGAGACGTAAGTCATATTGTGCACGATCAGCTGGTCAAATGAAACAATTTCCTAAAGCTGCAAAGAATCCTAATAGTAGGTTAAGACAAGCTAGAAGAAGGTGGAAGTGCTAATGAACACTAAAGAGATTTCAACTGGTGTAATGATAATTTTATTTGCAGGTGCTATCGGATGGTCTATATCAACTTTGATTGAGGTTGATAAAAGAACAGCTATTATGGCAGAAAAAGTATCCGAAAATCACAAGATGATAAAACCTCTATGGGAAGATTTTATTAGGAGAAAGCAAGATGGTTATGTCGAGAGGCTCGATGAGCAAACAAATAGCAAAGTCGGTTTCAAGTGGAAATAAAAAACGACCAAAAAGAAAACGAAAAACAAAAAATATTCAGAGGAAGTCCTGTTAAGTACTGTTTAAAATGTGGAAAGAAAAAATGGACTTGTACTTGTTATAAAGTTAGTGGATTAGAGGAGTTAAGAAGTGCCAAAAGACGCATGTTATCGCAAAGTAAAAGCAAAATTTAAAGTTTTTCCAAGTGCTTATGCTGGAGGAGCCATCGCAAAATGCCGTAAGGTAGGTGCTGCTAACTATGGAAATAAGACCAAGAAAAAAGCAGATGGTGGAGTAATTACTGCTAAAAACGGTAAAGCTTTTACAAAAAGAAAATCAAATAAGAAAAATGTTGCAAGAGGTTGTGGACAAGTCTTAAATGAAAGACGTAAGGTCACAAAGTATAGATAATGGCAGTAAGAAAGACAAAAGCAGGTCTAGCCTTAAAGAGATGGTTTAAGGAGGATTGGAAAGATGTTAAAACGGGCAAAGCGTGTGGTCGTAAAAAGGGTGAAAAGAGGGGTACACCTTATTGTCGTCCAACTAAAAGAGTATCTAAGAAAACTCCGAAAACGTCTTCGGAGATGACTTCTGCTGAAAAACGTAGTAGAATAAATCAGAAGAATAAATTAGGTCAACCAGCAGGTAAGCCTAGAAGAGTTAAATCACTTAAAAGAAGGAAAACATAATGCCAATATTTATTTCAGAGAATTATAAAAATACAAACAAGAAAAAAGATAAAGCTGGTGGTGGTGGAATGGACATCGCTAAAACTAAAACTAAGAAGAAGAAAACAGTTGTTAAAAAAAATGTTGGAGGATCTAACGATTTAAATAAAAATTTAAAAAAAGCAGTTAGAGGAAAAGAATTTTTAAAATTAATGAATAAGCCTTCTTCTTTAAAAAAGAAACCTATTAAAAAGAAAAAGTAAATGGCAACATCAAATTCAAGAGATTTCGACTTAGATGTCGGTGAAATAATAGAAGAGGCTTATGAGCGTTGTGGTTTGGAGATGCGAACTGGCTATGATGCAAAGACTGCTAGACGTTCTTTGAATCTCATGTTTGCTGATTGGGCAAACAGAGGCTTGAATATGTGGACAGTCACACAAGACACTAAATCTATTACTTCGGGTACGGCAACTTATTCTTTCGATGCTACTCATGTCGATCTCTTGGAAGTTGTTTTAAGAAATAGTAGTGGTACAGATTTTACTTTAACTCAAATGAGTCGAAGTGAGTATTTAACTATTCCTAATAAATCAACCACCGGACAACCAAGTCAATACTTTTTTGATAGACAAGTTACTCCTACAATAACTTTGTGGGCAACACCGAATGCTACTTATACTCTTGTTTATTATTATGTAAGTCGTATCCAAGATGCAGACGCTTTAGTTAATACTACTGACACTCCATTTAGATTTCTTCCTTGTATGGTAGCAGGACTAGCTTACTATTTAGCTATGAAGAAAGCACCAGAGAGAGTTCAACTATTAAAATCCGTTTATGAAGAAGAATTCCAAAGAGCTGCAGCCGAGGATGCCAACAGCACTCCTTTAAAATTAACACCTAGCATGACATACTATAGTTACTGATATGGCAAAGATTATTGAAACAAAATTTGGAACTCTGGTTAGTCCTAGTAAGATGGCATCTGGAAGTGTTTCTACCATTAAAAAGTTTGGTGCTTTTTATAATTTTTCAATAAGAGTTGATAATGACGATATTCGTGAATACTCCTTTACTGATTTAGGTAGAGCCGAATATATGAGAAGGATTATGATTGGGCATTTAGAAGAAAAAATTAAGATGAGTTTTAAGAAAAATGGCTAGATATGCAACAGGAAAAAAAGCATGGGCATATTCAGATCGTTCTGGATTTCGTTATCGCTTGCGAGAAATGAAAACTGAATGGAATGGTTTGAAGGTTGGTCCTGATGAATATGAAGCTAAACATCCACAACTAGAACCTAATCATCCTGGACCAGATCCGACAGCCTTGTATCAACCACGAGTTGACACGAGGACAGAAGTGACCGTAGAGAATCTTCTTGGTTTGAATCCATTTACTAGTACGGCTAGTAGTGCAGTGATAACAGTATTAGAACCATCTCATGGGAGGTCAACAAGTGATACTGTTAGATTTAGAAATGTATCCAGTTTTGATAGTTTTACAAAAGCCGTGCTTGAGAGCTCAAGTGGTTATACTATAACTAAGGTTGATGATAATAAATATAGTTTTTCTGCTAGTAGTGGTACGGCA